CTGATAAAGCCTCATGCTCTGCTATCTTCAAGTCCCAGTCATCACCGGTCTCAGCCTTCCAAGAATACATCCCCAAGTGAAAGTCCGTTAGTGTATAGAGCGTTAGCAGATCGGCATCATGCCCTTTTGCTTGCGGTATTACTGGGGCAGGTTTCCACTGGAAGTCCTCGATAGCATCAATTACAAGTTGTGGCTTGTATCCTTTCTCCTTCTCTTGGATAACCCATTGCAGGGCCACTTCGCCAGTATCACCTTTGTAGGCGGTGGATATTCGTTTAGCCTCAAAGCCTTCCATCGTTTGACGGTTTACATCTCTGTGAGGGGCAACACCCTTAGAGGCTGCCCTTATCTCCAATGTTTTAATAGCTTTATCAATCGTCCTTGAATTGATACTTAAAACCTTTGCTGCCTTTCTGTGTGAGCCGTGAGTGATGATAGCGTCTAGCATCTCCCTTTGTCGGTCAGTGGTTACAAAGTCGTACAACAATCTATGGTCAATATGAGCCATATTATTTGTCCTGTTTTCGTTTTAGTTCGGTGTACTCATTGTACTGGGGCAAGGATAAAAACACATCTCTTTCAGAAGCCCACTGATACACCTGATCCATGAAGTAAACCATCTCCCCTTTAGTCAGCTTTGACGAACTCCTGACTTGGTTTAACAGTTCCGTTTGGCCTACCTTAATATCTTGAGTGCCTAAGAACTTGCTTTTCATCATCCACTTAACACCATCTGGCGTAGCGTCATGAATCTTCTTGATGAAAACGTCTGACATCTCCTTGCACCAGATATGGAATAGCGCATTCTGGCTTAGGGTTCTTGGGTTATCGTACTGCTCAAATTTTAAACAAAGAGGCTGTGTGTAGTCCCAGCCTTCCAGTCTTTTAAGAATAAACGGCAGCCGCTTCTCAAGCTCAATCTTGTCTTTAACTAATACAAAATCACCTTGGCTCATGTCAGCTTCTTCCTTAGCCAAGCATCTGACATCTTTTGTTCGTGAGTTTCCAGACGGTGTATGTTCTCTTGAGCCACTACCCCATTTCGCACATAGTAATACTGAGACTTGGTAACACTGACTTCCCTGTCAGTTATGAATGGCTTGTTACGCATTCTGCTGTGCATGGTCTTGTTGTTTACGCCAATGATCTCGGACACTTCGCGTAACGTATAAAACCTTCCGGTTATCAGGTTTTCATGTTCACCCTTGAACTCGTACTTTGTTGCCCGTTTACCGCTTAACCTTCTATCCATTCTTCATTGCTCCGTCGAAATAATAGCCTCTGGTCTTTAGATAATAATCCTTCATTTCCATCTGATCTTCTGGGTCAAGCCATGTAATGTCGGTCAGGCTCTCATCAATCGTCCTTGCCCTTATGCTATTGGTCTTGATCGACTTTGCCATTGGGCTAGAACCGCCTTGGTTCTGAGCTCTCGAAAGCCAGCTATTCACAAACCGTTTAATCCCAGTCTTGGTCTTTCGTCTAGTAGGGTTAGCGTCCAGCCATGATTCCATAGCTAACAGTTCCTTGTGTACATTGACAGCCTGATAAGCTCGCTGCCATTGTATGATGTCGCCTTCTTCTGGCTCCCAGTTCTCACCGTTATTTAGAATCATTTTTCATCACCAGCGTATACTCTGAAACGTGACAGCTTTCAGAAAACATATTTTTAATGGTTATAATCTTGCTTGAGATTATATGCCCTTGCTTTTTAAGGTTGTATATTCTTGACGCCAGCCTAAATATTCCAAGAGCATTCAAAGCCTCAATCCCAGTAACGGTTTTATTTTCGGTTAGATAATCTAGCAATCTTTCTTCTTGAGTCATTTTGATTCCCCTTTTGGTTTGTTGTCTTCTTTACCTTTCTTATCTTCAGTGCTTTTATCTTTCTTTCTGAAGATAGCATCAAAGTTTGCATCAAAGCTGGCCTTGTTTGTTGGCCGTTGTTTATCACCTTTACCGTTCATGTGAACCTCCTACAGTTCTAGTTTAATCGTAATTCCAGCCTGATAGCTTCTGATGGATTTCAAGCATTGACTGAAAATCAATATCGCAATATTTACCCATAACTTCAATCCTGACACCTTCGTCATCAAATGATTCGCAATCAGGATCAAACCAAATTAAGCCATCATCGCCATCAGTATAAAAGCAACCAACGCCACCATCTGATATGTAAGTCTTGTAATCAGGCTGAAAGGAACTAATCCAGTCTATAACATCTGAAACAGTCATTCCTAATAATTCACTTGCTGTCTGTATATGAGACATCTTCTTCTCCTAATGGCTCGGCAAGCCTCGCCCGTTATTATTGTAAATATGTATTTAAATATACATTTCTTTAGGTGTTATAAACCCTTTTACTTCGAAAAGTAAAATTTAAGAACTAAGGGCAAAAGCGACTTAGCGGTTAAACAATGAATGTATCGTGTATCCAAACTATTCACAGCCAAAAACCGATTCAACTGTGAGGCTCTGTAGGGAGGGTCAACCCTGAATCTGTCGTTTAATTTAAGGAACCGACAGCCTAAAGCCCAAACATTGTTTGCAAAAAAAGAAAGGGAGATCTGATGTACAGCATCGTACAGTATGATAAACTAGCCTTTCTTCTTCTTCGCACAAGAAGTATACGCTCCATCAGTGAGCAATGTAAAGCCCCCGTAACAGGGGGTTTTATTTTTTCAGTCTAAGTTAACAAACTCATCCAAAGTCATGTCAAATATTTCACACAAATGCTCCATAGTGTGAAGCTTTATATTCTTCTGCTTTCTAAGCCTCATAACCTGCTGTGGCGTGATACCCATTAGCCTAGCAAGATTAGCACTTGTTATAGATTTTAAAGTTTGAGCGTTTATCACGCAATTGCCTGCGTTTGTCATTTGTATATCCTATGTTATCTTAGTTGGGCAGGGTTCCCCCTACCTTGCGCTCCTATGGTTTCCCCCCGAAAGCACTTGTGCCGTAGGGGGGTTTTTTACATCAAAATGGGATGTCCTCGTCCAACTCCTCAATTGACATAGCAGCTACAGCCTGTGCAGCAACAGCGCCATCAGTATAAAAGACCTTCACATTACCAAGAATAGGCGTTTGATGCTTCGCGTCACGTTCTTCTTTGGTTAGACTCTGGCTGATAAAGCCATTGTTTTCGTACTGGTCTTGTTGTTCAGTGTCCACAAAGGTAGTCAGGTCAAGGTAAGTTCCCTTTGCGCCCTTATACAGTCGCGACTTGTCAATCTTAGTTACGTCGATTCTTACAGATATTCCTAATTTCATCTTGCTTTCTCCACTTCGGTTTTTATTACATTAACGGCCTTGGTTACTTCCTCGGCCAGCTTTGCGATGTATTCGTCATCGCGTTCAACCCTCACTAAAACGTGAGGCATTTCTGGGTGGTAGGCAAAGAAGTCCCACCACTGTCTCCCAGTAACCCACATGCAGCCCTGTATCTGCTGCCAATACTTATTCACTCCTGCCTGATTGTCACGCATATAACCAACGTGCGTATCAGGGGCAGTGCACTTTATCTCCAAACCGCCCTCAGAACCTATAAGCGCATCAGGCGAACAACCATAACTGAAGGTAGGGTCAACAATAAACCCAACCTCCAAAGTGTCGTTGCCAGATATAAACTCGTAAGCCTCTCGCGCATCTGGCTCAAGCTCCGTTCCTCGCTCCATCCAAGGTGTTGTAAAAAACGGCTTTGAGCGACCTGTAAGGCGTTCTGCGATTAATTCATTGATATACCCATCAGCAGAGCTAGAAGGCTTCCCTGAGTTCGTTATAAGCCTAGAAAAGCAGCTTGCAGAAGGTCTACCCAATCGTGCGGCAAGCCATTCCTCAGAACCCTGCTCATGGTCTAAGATAATCATTTCTTCTTCGACTCTAACGCGGCAATAGCTCGATCAAAATAAACATCCAAGAGGGCATCAACTGTCTGGCATTTAAACGCCTTACAGAATTTTGCTACATCGCTTTCAGTATCAGCAATTAACTGTTTAATAATTGCGCTTTGTTCTTCGCTGATTACCTTCTTGTCATCGCCTCGTAGCATGGCAGATTCCGCATCGTCATCTGCTGTAGGTATTCCTGCGATTGATTGCAAAGCGTACCGTCTTGCGTACGTTATAGCAGAGCCAGCCGCTTGTGGGTCTTTCTTAACTGTCGGCAGGGTATAGTCCATTTCTAGCCACTGACCTGAGATGTGCATCAGGCGAGTAGATACTCCAACGCCGTTCTCATCGTTGACAGGGAATTGCGTATAGCTCAGGCCGTTATCGGAGAAAGGTTGTTTGATTGCCTTAATAACAGAAGTTAGATCGGCATAGCTTGACTTGAAGAAAGGGTTGGCACTGTCTTTAACAGCACCCCCCATTTGACCTTGCGCTTTGCATAATGCTGTTGCCAGCTCGTTGATTGATTCACTTGATTTCATGTATGTCTCCTATTGGTTGAGACATTAATATAATCAAAAGTGAGTATACCGTCAACAGTTATTTATCGCCCTTGACCTCGATATGGTTTGTGGCTTCTTTTTTTATCTTTGTTCATGGTGGATGTTGCGATAGGTATGGATCGGCTTCTTCCCCCAGTCCCCTGAGATGATGATTTTGTTACTGGTATTAATACTTTACGCTCAGGCAGTTTTGCCATTATATTTCCTCAAATAATTCTGCTTCTGCTTTTCTTCGCCGAGTTAGCCCGGTAAGCGGCTGCCCGTTACATTTGTCCCATCGCCTCATTTGGTCAGGCACTTCGTCCCACTTCCCAGCGTTAATGCACTTGAGCATTGTAGATGCTGCCAAATTACCTGCGCCAAGGTTATACGTCCAACTTACTAGGGCATCAAACTGATTCTGAGTTAAAAGGCTCTTGGTGTAAAAGATTACCTGTCTTTCGGTATCTTCCAGATCTTTAACTAACATTGCTTCAGCCTGAGCTTCTGTGCAGGTATCACCCAAAGAAACCCCACGGGTGTGTCCGTAACCGATAGTAGGAACACCAGCACTGCAATGATAAGCTGCAAGCTCTAAGCCTTCAAACTGCTTAATAAGGTCTATACCGCGCTTACTTGTTTTCATTTTGCTTGTGACTCGCACCGAAGTAGAAAGAAGTGATCGCCGATACAATACCACCCAAGTAACCCAGCACAAGGTTGATTACCGCTTCTGAGTTCTGTTCTGGCGGCTGTATAGTCACCATGAATATGTATCCACCAAAAAACATAATGCAGGCTAGAGCGATGATTCTAGGTGTCCAGTCGCTGCCATGTACAGCTCTGGCGTTTTGTATGTCAGCAGTCTCAAGAGCAAAGATGTCAACGTCAAGCTCTTTCATTCTTGCCTGAAAGGATAGCTCTGCTTTCTTAATTTCTGTGAGTTGTTCGGGGGTAGCTTGGGCAATGGCTTTTTCGAGTGATCTAGTATCCGGTTCGCAACCTAATACACTTGCGATGGCTTGAGCAGCAGCACCACCAAGGGGGCCACCAAGGGCAGTGCCAAGGGTAGGAGCGACTGCGCTTATAATACTTTTAAGGCCGCTAAGATTCATTGTAAAAACCTTTCAAGAAATATAGTAGCAATGATGAATGGGTAAATAGCCCAGATTAAACCTTCAAGTTTATCGAACCGCTTATTGCCGTCATCAAGCCGCTTTTCTATATTTGTATAGCGAATGACGCACTCTTTCTCGTGTGAGTCTATACGGGTCATTGCTTGGTTTACTGTTGCCATTTAGGTTCTCTCTAAAATTAGTGACACAACTGCATATATGGAATATACCATAATTCCGATAAAAATAAATGCAACACCATTCCAAATAAACGCTTTACGCCTACGTTCCTGCGCGTACAGAGTCTTTTCTCGCTGATCTCGTATCTTCCTACGCATACCTAATAACTCTTTGTAAGCGTCAGGGCCGTAGGTGTACATAAGTAATTCACGCAACTCTGTTTCTTGTTGCTTTATTCGCTTATCGTGCGCGTACATTTCTAGTGCTTCTTGCTCGACTGACTTAGACGCTACCAGCCTGCGGAAGATAGGTGGATTCTCTGCTTGTCTTTTAGCTTCGTTGAAGTCACTGACAGCGCCGTACCACTTACCAACTTGGCCTAGAGTATCTTCAATCTCCCTGCCCATTGACACCATTTTCTGCACAGTCTTAAAAGCACTTGTAGCCATTGCCACAGCGGTAATCGGGTCAATCATAAATAGTCACCTCCGCTGGGTTTACATATACCGGCTTGCAATAAGCCAGAACGGGTGTTTGGTATTTTCTGACCGTCCCTTGAATCGTTAGTTCTTCAGCGAACCATCGACATCTTTTTAAGTCGTGCCAGTAGCTAGTGGCCTCTGCGTCAACCGTGCCATCAATCATCACGATCAACGCAAAGACCAGTTTCATTACTCTACCTTTAGTTCTTCGCGCAGCAGGGAAAAGAAAAACTCTTTGCCGCCCATAAGTTGATCAAGGTTGAATTGAGTAGAGCCAATCTTGCGGTCTAAATCAGCCACATGATTTACCAGCATCTTCTGCTTGTCGGTAAGGTCATCTACCAAATACTCTACATCGTCAATTGTTACAGATGGCTGTGTTTTTTTCTCGGCCATTTTTATTTCCTCTTAGTTAGTGTTATGGGCCAAACGCATTCAGTACAAATGGTACGTTGACGCTCAAAGTATAACCTGTATTTTGCGGATGTCGAACCTGCATGGTGACATAGCCTTGACAGAATATCTCTGAGTTCTGATTGACGTACATCTCTACGCCAAATCCTACCTGACCAGCAGTACTCCACCCACTTGCAGCAGTCCATGTTGTAGGGGTTTCAGTAGTCAGTCTTGGATATACGGTATAACCTCCGGCATTCACCACGAAGCTAGTAATGGTTAAGCTATATTGATACTCAGCAGCCCACTTAATATAGGGCGAGTAACCCATCTGCCAATCAGCAGGCGTACCCCACGGAGTGTTGAAGGCATACCACGCCACCACAACCTGTCCTCCGCTTGGTATCGTATTCCTTATCCCGCTTTTAGAGTTTGGCGTATCGACAAAGTACATATTTGTATACGCATTTCTAAAGTTTGAAAATGCTATAGTTCCGCTTGTAGGAATAGCATTATTCTCGGTTATGTTGGGAACAGTCGTGCCACCTCGGTAGAAAGAACCAAGATCAGTCGGGGGTGTATAAACACCTGAAATGGTAGCTCCTGCAAAGAACGAGATAATGTCTGAGGCTGGAATCGCTCCAGTAGCGTGTCCGAAAGGTATTAAGCTAGTGCCACCAGCAGGCGGGGCAGCAGTAGTTACTGTTACCGTATCGCTTACTGCGTTACCAGCCGTCAGGGTAAGAATAACAGTGTAGCCAGCGCCTTCACTTGCTCCAGTTGTACCCTGCACCTCAATAGTGTTGCCGTTAGATACGGTTGCGGAAGTTACCCAAGAGCCGCCATTTACGCGAAGCTGCTTGTTAGACATCGTGCCAGATAGTGTAGCCGAAGCAGTTGTTCCGCTAATGCCTGAGACTGTCGCTACGTTAGAGCCTGAGTACCATACTGTAGATGTGGCATAACCTGTTACGTCAGAGCCTAGCTGTCCAGTAATTGAATTAAGAGTGTCGTCAA